AAGCTCAACGAAACGAATGGCGCTGAGTTTACACAGGGGGAAATTGCTTCTATCAAGCAGCGGTATTCGCTTAGCGCCGATTCTGTAGTCGCAATTTTTTTTGCAGAGAAAGTGTCTTAAAAAGACACAAAAACAGCAACCAACGAGGAGGAACCAATGCACAACGGAGGTGAGCGATGACACTGCAAGAAGCCGAAAAAAGGATCGCAGCCCTCGAAGAGGAAGTCCGAGAGCTAAAGAGGACTCCCGAGTTTGATCCGGAGGACTACGCGGCTGCCATGACTGACGCTATAAAACGATCACTGGGAAAGGAGGAACACCATGCCACGCATTGAAACAGGCAACACGATCGCGCGCCGCATCCTGTTTGGTGGCAATCTCTCCAAGATGTCGAGAGAAACAGGCATCACTTGGAGCACGCTGAAACGGCGCCGGGATCGGCCCGGAATGCTTACGCTCGATGAGCTGAGCGCGATCGTGGGGTATTTGGAGCTGACACCGGAGGAAATCACGTTGTTGATAAAAGAAAGGGGGTTCACATGACAGAACTGAAACCAAACAAGGATGCGCTGCTGATGGAGCTGGCGCAGGCCGCGGACAAGATGCTGGAGGTCGCGCAGCTGCTTGGCGAGGAAATCGAGGTCACGATCACGAGGAGTGCGTTCAACGGTAAGTGGAGTAAGACTATCGTGGAAATGGAGGCAAACGATGTCAAAAAGATGTAAGGCACTCTGGGCCTCGATCGGAGCGGCGGTCTTCCTTGTGGGATTGTTCGCAGAAGCGAAGCTTTTCGTTCCGGCACTAATCTGCACGGCGTGGATGATCTTCGTGACCGCGTGCAACTGGATCGCTGAGTGGAGGGATGAAAAAAGAGCGGCCAACTCGCGCAAAGATGAAGCCGCTCTGTGGTGACCAGACGAATGGTCTCACAGGTGCATTGTAGCACACGGAGGACAACACATGCAATACACAGACAATCCGCATGCTGACTTCCTCGCGCATGACTACGAGCAGACCAAGTGGCTGATGTCGCGTCCGGAGTGCGACCTGTGTGGGGAGTACATCCAGGATGACCACTACTACGACATCGATGGAATGATTATCTGCCCGGATTGCTGGAAGCAGTATGTGTATGACAATTTTAGAAAGGAGATAGAGTAGGCATGGCAAAAGCACTTTGCATCATGGGCGAGAGCGGCAGCGGAAAAACGACCGCGATGCGCAACCTCGACCCGGCAACGACATTCTACGTTGACTGCGACAAGAAGGGGCTGTCCTGGAAAGGATGGCGTGAGCATTTCAGCGAGGAGAACAAGAACTACTTCTGCACAGACTTTCCTGAGATGGCGCAGAAATACCTCCAGATGGTCAACGAGAAGGAGAGCTGCAAGCACATCAAGGTGATCGTATTCGACACCATCAATGGGCTTATGGTGGCCGATGAGATGCGCCGGATGCGAGAAAAGGGCTACGACAAGTGGCAGGATCTGGCCGCAAGCATCTATGGTCTGATTGACTACGCCCTGACGGTTCGGGAGGATCTGACGCCGATATTCATTGCGCACACTCAGACGGATCACGACGACAACGGCTTCATGTTCACGCGGATCAAGACTTCCGGGCGGAAGCTGGACAAGATTACGGTCGAGAGCAAGTTCAGCACGGTGCTGCTTGCGAAGCGAATGGATGACCGCTATGTGTTCGACACACAGGGCGAGAACAGCACGGCCAAGGCTCCTCTTGGGGCTTTTGAAGATAGGTATGTAGACAATGACATTGCGCAGGTATTGGATGCGCTCAAAGATTATTGAAGGAGGACTGACATGATCAAACAATTCGGAGACTATGACAAGACACAGGCATACGGCAACAGACCGACTCTGCCGAAGGGCGGCTATATCCTCAAGATCGAGAATGTGGAAGCCTGCTCGAACAGCATGGGCGACTATCTCAAGATCGCTGTCGATATCGAAGGCGGCGAATATCATCACTTCTTCCTGAACGACTGGAAAGCGCAGCAGAGCGAAGACAAGAAGTGGCACTGCAACTATCTTCTGAACATCCCCAAGGACGACGGAACAGAGCGAGACGGTTGGACGAAGCGCAAGTTCAAGACCTTCACCGAGGCGCTGGAGGACAGCAACCCCGGGTATCATTTCGACTGGGACGAGGAGAAGTTCAAGGGCAAGCTTATCGGCGGTTTGTTCAACGAGCGCGAGTATGAGGCAAATGACGGACAGATCCGGCGCGCGATCAACCTTGCACAGGTGTGCGCAGTCGAGCGGATCAAGAACAACGACTACACCCTGCCGGAGGACAAGGTGATCGAGCGCTACACGCGCGAAGATATTGGCACGCAGGGGTTTGTCGACATCCCCGAAGGCATTGACGCCGACCTGCCGTTCAAATGACGGTATTCGAGCAAAAGGCCGTCCTGGACTCGTTCGAGATCCTCGTCGACAGCAGAGAGCAGCCAACAGATCGGGCGCGCCGGAGGTATGAGACTTTCGGCGTGCCATACCAGAGAGCAACATTGTCCTATGGCGATTACGCGTACAACGCCGTGCTGCCGGATGGCTCTCAGATCTACGACACGGATCAGACCATTGAGGCCGCTGCCGTGGTCGAGCGCAAGATGAATCTTGACGAGCTCGCGCAGTGCTTCACGAGGTCGCGAGAGCGGTTCCAGAGAGAGTTTGAACGCGCTCAGAACAAGGGCTGCCGCATCTATCTGATCGTCGAGAACGCGAGCTGGGAGAACCTGTACAACGGCAAGTACAGGACTCGGTTCAACAGCGCAGCGTTCGTGGCTTCTCAGGTCGCATGGATGGTGCGCTATAACATGAATGTTTGTTACTGCAAAGAGGAGACGAGCGGCAAGATAATCCGCGACATCCTCTATCGAGACTTGAAAGAAAGGTTGGAGCATGGGGAGTTTGGTTAATGGCGGATGGGTAAAGCTATGGCGTGAGTTGTTGTCAAAATCTATTTGGACGTGTTCCTCACCTGCACATGCAAAGATCCTAATCACAATACTATTGCTTGCAAATCACGAACGAAATGAATGGGTTTGGCAGGGCGAAAAATATGTGTGCGAGCCGGGTCAGCTGATCACATCTGCTAAGTCAATTATGGAGGCGTGCGGAGAAGGTATCACAAGGCAGAATGTGAGAACCGCTCTAAAGAAATTTGAAAAGTTCGGATTTCTAACCATCCAATCAACCAAGCACGGATGCCTCATAACTATTGTGAATTGGGGAAAATATCAAAGCGGCGACGCTGATGCTAACCAACCTTCTAACCAACAGGTAACCAACGACCAACCAACAGCTAACCATCAGCTAACCACTAACAAGAATGATAAGAAGGATAAGAAGGATAAGAAGGGTATATATGGGCAGTCGCCCACACACATGACCCCGCCCACGGTGGAGGAGGTTAGGGCCTACTGCGCTGAGCGAGGCAATCGGGTTGATCCGGAGAAGTTCATCGCGTATTACGAGAGCCGCGGATGGGTTCTCAGCAAAGGCAGACCGATGAAAGACTGGAAAGCGTCAGTGAGGTACTGGGAACAATCAGAGCGATCGGGAGCAGCGAATCAATTCCACAACTTCCAACAACGCGAGCAGACGCACGACGAAGCAGTGGCACTCGAGCGCCAGCTCCTCGCAGCACAGCGATCACAGAGGACATGATCTCGTCACAGCATGGGGTGACGTTAAGACGGCCCATGGCAGCGGCCACAGCTGAAGTGGTGATGCGGAGGGTAGGTGTAGCCGCCCGCCCTCCGCGCGACGGAAGAGAATGAAGGAGGAAGGCATGAAACATATCCCATTTGACGAAGCCATTGTCCGCCTCGCGAACGGCAAGGAAGTAACGATGTATAAGCCGGTCAAGGAACCGGAACGGCTGCAGCTGAGTGTGCTGAAGGACATGACGGAGCACGGCGCGTTCTTTGCGATAGATGAAGTAGATGAAGAGGAGCCGACAGACAAGGGGGGGAAGCCCATGGAGGATAAGGCGAAGAAGCACAGAGCACCCAACAGCCTGGCATCGCGCAAGACAGACTACGGACGCATGCAGGCCCTGCGCAACGCCGGGTGGAAGGTCAAGGATATCGCCGCCGACTGTAGGTGCTCGGAGGTGACGGTATATAAGCATACGGTGGCGCCGGAAGTATGAGGAGGCACAGCATGAATGACGAGAAAACCTGCGGCACATGCCGGCACAACCGGTACAGCGCAATGGAAGAGGAGTTCTTCTGCGGATGTCATGACAGCGAATGGCTCGGATGCCCGACGTTTTACGAGGACGAATGCGAAATGTGGGAGGAAAAGGAATGAGCAAAAAATACATCGTAGATTATGACGACCTTGTCCAGTTCGACAAAGCAAGACCATCATGGTGGGACGAAGCCTACCAGCGCGGACTCAACGATGCGTGGGATGCGGCGAGGAAGATTGCATGTTCAGAAGAACTGGGCGGATATTCGTGGGATGAACTGACTGAATGCTTTGGAAAAATGCAAAGTAATTTTCCCGATATGCTCGTAGATTACACCGCCGCAGAAGTCATTGAAAAACTCCGCGCGTATGAGGAGCGGAA